GTAGCCAATCAACTTGGTGTTAATGTAAATGATATTATTGCTAAGACTAGAATACAGCAGGCAGTAATTGCAAGATCAATACTTATAAATGTTTTAAGAGATAAGTATGATATGCCATTCACTAAGATTGGAGTTATCCTAGGTAATAGGGACCACACTACAATGATCCATCATGTTAAGATGAAAATAAATAAAGAACATTTCTGGAAACCTGGTCATATCATTTGGAAACGATATGAGTATGTGATGGATAATGTTAAGAACTAATCCTAACGAAGTTTAATCCTTGAAACCAGCTAATAAACTTTTGTAAGCCTTTTTTGAAATTGTAGATTTAGATTTACTTCTAGATGTACCAGCTTTTTTTCTTTGATTTATATTATAGTATAAACCTTTGCGAACCATCTTACCTTCTTTTGTTTCGTGATATTTAGATTCTTTTCTTTCGTCTTCCATATTACCTCGCCATTAATGATTTGCCTTTTTTCTTAACACCTTTAATAGTTCCTTTATTCTCTGATGCGTAGAACACAGCTTTACCTTTTTCTTTACCATATTCTTTTTGCATCGCTGCTAAAATCTTTTTACCTTTAACATTAAGTGGCATTACATTTCTCCTTGGTATTTATGTTTACACTTTTGTTTCTTTAGATATTCTATATACATTTCCATACGTTTGTCATTATTATTATTAATGACAGATGATTGTTTCTCTTTTGCTCTTACATTATTAAAGTAAATCTCATAGCAACTATGCTCTAAACTGTGACAAAAATTGAATCGTTCTGCATTGATCACCCATCCTCCCTCATTTGACATATGCTCTTTGCCACACATATGACAGAAGCCACATGATTTAAGTATTACCTTTCGTTTAGCCATTGTTATTTTTTCTTATGTCTTGCAGCAAAGTTTCTAGCAGCCTCTTTAGAACTAAATCCCCAGGCTTTGAGTGCTAGCTTTAATCTTGTTGGTTTGCCTGACTTAGATAATAGAGATCCTTTCATCCCACCAAAGCGTGCAGCAAAAGAAACTCGTCTTGGGTTCACGCCAGATTTGACAGGCGACTTAAGATTAGAACCTTCTGTACGTTTATAGTAAGCACGACCAGCAGCGTTCAATCCACCGCTTGGATTTTGATACATTTTTTTAACCATTATAATTTCTCCTTAAAAGGATTAAAGTGATCCTCGTTAATGTTACCACACTTACATTGTTTGAGTAAAGAACAGAATCCTCTTGATAACCAAAAAATACATTTGCTAATTTTAACTTTAATCATATAAACTTCTTTGATTTTTTTATAACCTTTTTAAATTTTACTATACGTCTTTTCTTTTTAACAGGCTCACCAACTAACCAGTTGCTTAACTTGATTAATAATAATTGTATCATACCCTACCCTGACCAACGTATGGTTTATAAGTCTTGTGTTTATTTACACGCTTAGTGTGTCTGCCTCTTCGTTTCTTTGGTGGCTTACGAATGTGTTTATTTTCTAAGTGCTTTTTTGCCATTCTTCTTTTTTAGTTTAATCTTAACATTAGATCCTTGTTGTGCAAGCAAGGTAGGTTTCTTTTTAGAATATGCCTGAGCAAACATTGTAACTATATCATCACTCATTTTTTAAACATATCTATTGTCGGCTTTAATCCATAAATCGCACCGAAGATACCAACGATTAACCATTGATACCAACTAGGGAATCTTCCAAAGTAATCAAAGAATAAATCTAATTTAGATTTGATATTAACATCATCACTAATGATGGCATAAGATAATACAATGATTGGAACGCATACTATAATTAAAACAAATTCATCTTTCCATGATTTGTCTTGTTGATCATAAACATCTCTTTGATATTCAATCTCACCTTTAGCCATACGTTCATAGTATCTACGTTCAGCTTCTGATTCTAATAGTTCTGATTGCTTATGATTTTTATAAATCTCAGCACCAGTTTTAACTACTGTAGGTATGATATTCCACCACATATTAATAACAACTTCTCATTAAGTTAGACAGCTCTTCACATCTAGATGGTGTCTGTCTATACCATGCTGAATTTAACATCTCATCAGCAGCTTTATTATATTCATTATTCTTTAAAGCATCAAACATTTTTTTAAACTTAGATACTCCAGTCTTTCCTAATTGAAATACCATTTCAATGATTACTTCTTTTGCTACAAGAGCAATATTGTAACCATCCAATAATTGCTCAGCACCTTGCACAGCCTTATTAAAATCCTTTTCAAATAATGCTTCTAATATATCTTTGTCATAGATAACTCCTTCAACAAAATCATCTTCTTCTGTAAGCAAATGACCATAACCAATAGTAGCTTTACCTAATGAATCAAAATAAACTTTATCTAAAAAACCTTCGTGCTTTTTAATGCGTGATTTTAAATCTTCGTACATATTTACCTTTCAGTTATTTTATAACTACCTTAAAATAAATTTATTTATTTTATAATTACCTTACCATCTTCATGAACATAAACAATCTTAACGTTTAAATTCTTTTGTATTTTAGATGGAGATCTATTTATACGATCATTACTTTTATGACCATACTTGGTATTTGATTTTCTATATGACACAGTCTTAACGTCATAGTTGCAATACTCTTTTGTCTTAGTGTTATAAGTTATAATATCTATTGGACCAACGCCACCCAGTGCTGTGAATACAATTAAGTTTGGATCTTTAGCGAAATATGCTTGAGCTAATGCTTCGGATACTAATCCTTTGTCTGCTTTTAACAATGTAACCCTATGTTGTTTTAGTTTTTGAATTGAAAGAAACCTATTACTGAACCTGCTATGCTACCAATGACTACTAGAAATGCTATGACACCTTTACCCATGCTCACATCAGTTCTTAAATCTTTAACTTCAACTGTGAGATCATCTAATCTCTTAATGATTGTATCCATTCTTTCTTTTGAATACTTCTCATAAGAAGATAATCTTATAGCTGTAGCAGATATAGCTGTTTTCTTTCTTTTCATAATAACACAACCTATAGTGTGTATTAAAATAAAGTCAACCTATAGGTAGGTGTTAATAATTTTATTAGATTTAGAAAGATTTTCTTTTGCAGGTAAATACTGAAGATTCCATTCTACATGCAATCCACAAACCACTTTTCCCTGCAATGGTATAATATGATCTACATGATAACCTTTGGGACATTTCTTATATATCTCTTTTATCTTATTAAGATTGGCAAACTTAGGAGTTGCATTTAATTGTAATGCTCTTCTTTTGGCAGACAAATTTCTTTGAGTATGAGGATTATTTAAACGATATAATTTAATTTTTTTTATTATGTTATATTTATTTTTTAAATAATGTTCGCTTTTAATTTTAGATATTTTTTGTTTATTTTTTAAACGATATAATTTATTATAAACTTTATTATATTTTTTAATTTTTTCTTTATTTTTTAAATAATATTTTTTTTTAGTAATTGCTATTTTTTCTTTATTATTTAAACGATATAATTTATTTATTTTATTAACTTTTTCTTTATTATTAAAACGATATTTACTTTGATATAATCTATTTATTTCCCTTTGTTTTTTTTTATTCATTAATAAATATATTACACAAAAATTTATAATGGATCAAGTAAAGGTGGCATTGCTGCCACCAATACTATGTGGATTACTCTTCTTCTGAATCTTCTAGATCAAGTTCATCCTCATCTAGATCATCTTCATCTTCAGAGATATAGTTATCATCTGGATCAAGTTTCAATTGGAGATCATCCAATAAATCTTTGATCTCATATATGATGTCTTCTGCAGACTTACTTTTCTTTGCCATGCACAAACTCCTATTAGTTGGTTAGGCAGTGCGGAAATAGAATTAATTGAATAATAAGTAAATAAAATTATTTTTTATAACTTATTGTTTTGTAACTATTATTTATTTATTTTTATTATAGAATTCTTCAACTGCTTTAGCATAGTCTTTCCAAAACTTCTT